CAAGGTCGTAGTCGTCAGTGAAACCGCGGCGCGCCGCTATTGGCCCGGAGAAGACCCCGTTGGCAAGCCCATCGGCATAGGTTGTTGCGAGTTTGGATCCAAGGATGGCGTCGTGGTTGTCGGGATCGTGGGCGATGTTCGATTCGGACAAATGGATGAGCCGCCGCAACCGGACGCCTACATGTCTTATTTACAGTCCCCGCCTGGCTCCATGATGTTGTTTGTCCGCACGGCGTCGAATCCGATGTCTCTTACGGACGCGGTGCGAGCGGAGGTCCACGCGATTAATAAGGACCGGCCAGTCTATGACATCAAACCCATGCGGCAGCGCATCGCGGATTCCACCGCCCGGCAGCGCTTCATCACGATCCTCCTGGCAACCTTCGCCGCCATTGCGTTTGCGTTGGCCGGCATCGGCATCTATGGAGTGATGTCTTACCTGGTTCGCCAGCGCACCCGTGAGATCGGAATTCGCATGGCTCTGGGAGCCAGCCGCGAGGACGTCCGCGGCATGGTCGTCCGCCGAGCCGCCGGACTCGCCGCCGCCGGCATCGTGATCGGACTCGCGGGTGCTGTCGCCGCCGCACGCGTCCTCGGCACACTGCTCTATCAGGTAAAGCCCGGCGATCCGCAGATCTACCTGGTCGTCTCCGCGCTTCTCGTCGTGTTGGCCGCGCTCGCCAGCTATCTGCCCGCCCGCCGCGCCAGTAAGGTCGACCCCTGCGTGGCTTTGCGGTCGGAGTAACCCGTCACCGCCCCATCCTCATACTCCGCCGCAATCCCAACGGCAGCGGCAGCGCGTACCCGATCAAACAAAACTGGTCGAGCGCGAACAGCACCACGCTCTCGAACCCCTTGCCTACCGCGCTCTGCACCTCCTTCAACCACGGCGTCGTCGACTCTCCGATCCCCACCAGGTGGCTCCGCTGCGATCGCGGAAACCCGTGCGAATCGTCGATCGCCGTTTCGGCCGCGTCCAGATCCCGCCCCAGCGTGAACCCGAACCCCTCCGTCTTCAGTACGTTCAAGATCGACGGAGTCCACGCCGGCGCGGGGTAATTGATCGCCTGATTGAAGGTCGTGCTGTTTACGTCAACGGGGTACAGAACCTCGAAACGGCAGGCCGGCTGGCTTCCCCGCACATACGCCATCACCGCGTTTGTAAAATTCCCGATTAATCCCGGCAAAAACGCGACTTCATTTGGATAACTCCCCGGATTTACCGTATTCGTCGTAATCGTCGCCATCGCCGACCCATACGTCGCCACAAACTGGCTTTGCGTCCACGCGTCGTAGAACGGCATCCCGTGATAGTCCACCAGCCCTCCGCCGAATGGAAGCCCGTTCGTCGGAAAATACCACCACTGCACTTCCCCGAACTGCAGAAACGGACTTAACCCCGCGCTCGCCTGAATTGCCGCGAGCTCCGCGTACGCCTCCTGCCAATACGCCAAGCTCGTCGGCGAAAAATTCGTTTGCAGCGACGGTGTCGGCAGCAGCACCGGATCCCCCAGCGGACCCCTCTGTGCGATCCCCGCCCCTACCGACGAATCTCCGTTTCCCAGCTCCATGCTCAGCGACGCCGTCCCGTCGATGCCATACCCGTGCAGCGCCGTGAAGAAACTCGTGGTCCAATCCCTCGCCGCCCGATTCAATCTTGGCGACGCCGTCAAATCCGTCAGCCACGTTCCGTCCGTCCCGCCCGCCAACGCTGGCCCGCTTGCCGTCAACGTCCACTCCCCCGGATCCGACGACGCCGTCGTCAGCGTCAGCGCATCCCCCGCCAGCCCCAGCATCCGAGCCGTTATCGTCAGCACGTTCCCCGACGCGCTCGCCCAAAAACTCATGTAGCCCTTGTTTAGTTCATCCGCATAAGCCGCCGCCAGCGTCGCCGCCGTGTCGCCCATGTGGATCAGCTTCGTCAGCACCACGCCCGCCAGTGTGATCGTCACCGAATTCGTTACCGACGGATCGATATCCGGACCGCCCGTGAACGTCACCGTCGCCGACGCGTAGATGTTTCCCGAATTCACCAACTCGTAGAACCACAGCGCGCCCACATAGTGATTGCATCGGGCCGCGAACCCCAGCGTGTCGATCAGCCACGCCGTCCGCTCCGGAGCCAGCGCCAGGGAATGCTCCGTGTCCCAGTCCGTCGCCAGCGTCATCCGAGGTTCATTTGGAAACGTCGGCAGCGCAGTCGCCGGCGCCGCCGCCTCGACAAAATCGAAATAGAACAACTCGCCCAGAGCCCCGCTGTTCGTTAGGGTGATCGCATGGCTTCCCGCCGCGTACGTCCCCACCGCATATCGAGCCAGCGTATCCTCGCCCGGCAGTTCCAGATTCAACGAGCCCGCCGAAACCCCGTCCACCGCGATCGACACTTGCGAGCCATTGGCCAGATACCTCGTGCCCAGATACAGCGTGTGCGCCACCGGACTCGCGTACGCGCACGTCACCGCGTTGCCCGGCGTCGTCGTCAGATGAACCGTTCCTCCCGAATAATTCCCTTGCGACATCCCCGCCGTCATCGACCACGTCCCGGTATACGTCATCTGGTCTGAGTAATCGTCGAATCGCAAGCTCCCTGGACCCGCCACCGAATACGCGAGCCCCGTTCCCGTCACCGTCCAGCCGCTGACCACCACCTGAAACTCGCTCCGCACATATGAGCCCGCCTGTAAGTCCGCGGCATACGTCCAGCGCAACTTCCTGATTTTTTCGGGATGAAGAATCGGATGCAGCGTCGTGTAATCCGGGTCAATATAACCAGAGATGGCATTGAACGGAATCGTCACCTGCCACTGCGTCGGCGACGTCCCGTTCGCCAGCGTCTGGCCAGCCGAATCCCAGCTCAACGTCGGCGCGCCCCCGGTCGAAGAGCATGCGAACGAGTACACCGCGAACCGGTTTCCGTTCGCTCCCACGCCTCCCGTGTAGGAAACCCGCAGGACATCGCCAGTTCGCGCGGCGCTCAAGAGAGGATCCGTCGCGTACGCCGCTACGATCTGGTCCAGCACTCCCCCGATCGATCCCTCCCAGCCGCCCACTTGATACGTAATCGAGTTGCCCAAATACGCGATCCCCACGAAATCTCCCGCCGTCAGCGTGCCCGACAGCGTGAAATCCGCATACGCGGCGTTATAACTCCCCGCCACCGCCGTCGCGTAGCTCTTGATCGGGACTTGATACACCTGCTCCGTTCCCGTCGCGTCTGGAGCCCACACTCGTAGGAACGGCCAGCTCACCGTGTGGAATAAATCCGAATCCATTGCGATGCAATTCGTCCGCGTTTCCTGATACGTCAGCGTGATCCCGCTCAAATCCCCGTCCGGTAGATTCCGCAGCGCCGGATGCTCGAAAACATTGTCGCGATTCCACTCGATCACCGCCCAATCGAACTGCTGCCGCCACGTTCCCGACACCGTGAACCCGCTCGCCGACGTGCCGCTCAGCGCCGCGATCGCCGACGGCTCGAAGAAATAGCATTGCAAATCATGATCCGGTGTGAGTTTTTGCAATGTCATAGTTTCAATTCAAGTTCATTCACGTTCATTCAAGGCCAATTTCTAAAGCCTGATAGTCACCGTCAAATCCCGGCCCGGCAGTGTCCCCGACGCCGTCGGCACCGACACAACGTCCAGGCTCACCTGCGCGCTCGCCGCCAGTGCCGCCAGCCCAAACCCATCGACGACATTAGAAGTCGTTGTCCCATCCGCGATCGTCAACGAGCCGAATACCGTGCTCCCCTGCCGCAATTGCAGCGTGATCGCTCCACCGCTCGGCGCCTCGTGTACCACCGCGAACATATCCCGCATCGCCAGCGCCGATTCCACCACCAGCGGCGGAGCCGCGTCCGTCTGTATCGCCAGATATCCTTCTATCTGTATCGAGATCTGCCCGCCCGCCAGCGTCCGCAATCCCTCGTCCGTCGTCCCACCGTACGAGCCCGTCGCCACCGGCCCGCTCCCAAAGGAATTCGTCACGAAGAATTCCGCTGCTCCCACCCGTACATCGGGAAGGAAAATCGAGTTGCTATAGCTCCCGCTCGCTGGACTCCCGAAAAATCCATTCACGAACGGCACGATCGTCACGTTCCGCGTCAAGTGATACACCAGCGCGGGTGTCGGCGTGATCGAATGCGCGGCCGCTGTGCTCCCGTGCGATCCTCGCGTCACCGCGTAAATCGTCCCGCCTCCCGACGTCCCCGTCACCTGCAAAATCTCCGCGTCGATCTGGATCAAGTCCCCCGCCGCCGCCGTCCCAGCCGAGCTTAGCGTGATCGTCGTATCCATGCTCGCCGCCGCGCTCGCCAGCGCATACGCAGTCGGACTGCCCAATTCGTTCCACGAGAATAACGATAGCGTCCCCGCCATAATCGTGTGCGTATTCACCAGCGTCGTGAACCCGACCGACACCAGGTTGATCGTTCCCTGCCCCGGCAGATTCAATCCGAACACCGGCAGTGGAGGCGTGCCAGTGTCCACTCCGCCGCCGCTTGCGATCTGCCACCGCGTCAGCGGATTCAGCTCGTAAGCGCTCTCTTCATTCAGAGCATTCGCCGACCGTCCCGAAATCTCCACCGTCGCCCCCGGCTCGAATACCACCGCGATCGTAGCCGGACTCGTCGCCGTCAATCCCGCGAAATTCCACGTCGCTTGCGCCACCACGAAGAAGCTCGTCGAATCCGGCGTTACCGTCCACGCCGGATTTATGGACAGCGTAGTGGAAGAATTGCTCACAACCGCCCGCTCCTGCCCCGCTCCCTTGCCCCTCGTGACCCGTACCAGCGCGCCCTGGAAATCGTTCGTCAGCATCCCCAGCGTGCTGTTGCCGATGGTCGCCGCCGATTCGATATTCACACCCGCTTCCGGCTGCAATTCCAACCGCCAGTAAAAATTGGCGTGATCGTAATTCGCGTCCGGCGGACCCGTCAGCGTCGCCGCCACGCCCGCATCCGTGTACGACGACGCCACCGTCACGTTGGTCGCGATCTCCAGCAGCTCATACGGATTCGGCCCGCGATACACGTTGAACCCCGCCGTCGCCGCGGAGAAACTGAATCCCGTCAGGCTCACCGAATTCGAGTTCAACCCCGAAGGAATCACCGCCATCATCACGAATGACAAGCCGCTCTCCGCCCCGCTCCCGTCGAGCGCGCTCACCGCGTAGTACAGCGTCTGCCCTCCCGCGATCGTCCCGCCTGTCGTGCTCACCGCCGGACTCAGGCTCACCAGCGGAATATTCGCACCCGACGCCTGCGGCTTCACCGGCGTATCGAACGCCACCGTCAGGGTCGCGGTGAAGCCTCCCCCCACCGTCGGCGTATCTGTTTCCGTAACGCCGAATTGCTCGATGCCATGCGCATCCAGCACGCTTCCAACCAGCGGCCTCGGTTGACCCACACCAGCCCCGCCCGCCGGCGACCCTCCCGCCGTCCCCGCCCCGCCCGTTGTGTACCAGTTGTCGTCATGCCATCGCGCCGTCACCTGCACGGTCTGATAATTCAGCCCCGGTGCCAGCTGCACCACTCGGAACGGCTGCCGCTCCAGCCCTTCTTTTAAATACGTCACGGTAATCAAATCGCCCGATGCGATGCCAATTCCCTTCACCGTCGTCTGAAATTCCACCAGCAAGTTTCCGTCGATCGATTTCGAAAGCTGCAATTGCAGCATTCGAGCCGCCTGATCGAAATTCGCGAGCCCGATCCCCTGGAACGCCGCCGTCACATCGCGTCCCGTCAGCAGCGCATCGGCCACGTCCACCAACGACAGGCTGTCTTGCTGATAGCCGTTGTACTCGTCTTGAAACTCCACCGTCAGCCGGTTCGGCACGTCCGCGCCGCTTTTCGAATACAGTCGGATCGCCGGCTCTCCGTTCGGCTTTCTCAAGATTCCCGAATACGCCGCCGACCCGTCGCTAAACTCATACGCCGGCCATCCGCCGTTCAATTGCTCCGTGCTATTGGTTCCGTCCGGCGCATTCGCCTGCTGCAAGGCCAGCGTGTTCTCCACTCGCAGCGTCAACAGGCCCGCGCCCCCCGAGCCTCCACTCCCAAACGACAGCATCAGCGACGACCCCAGCCTGATCCCCTTCGCCACCTCGGACGCGCTTCTCCTCGTCTCAATCACCAGGTTGCATTCGAATCGCGGCGTCAGTACGGAATTCCCATATAAGTCCGCCGTTGTGATTATTTCTGCGCAATATTCCGCCGCCGTCGCGAAGCTGCTCAAATCCAAATCCGTCGTCAGCCACCCGCTTCGCCGCAGCACGTCCAGCAACACCCATGCCGGATTATTCGTGAACGACACTCCGATCGAAGTTCCCGTCGTGTCGAATTGCTCCAGTTGCAAGCCTTGCAGCAGCACCTTGACCGTCGCCAGCGACACTCCAATGCTGATCCGGTTCGGAACCACGACGCTCAAGTACGCCATGCTTCCGTACGGATCGCCCAGCGGATTTCCTGACGCGTCCGTGAAATCCAAATTGAACGCGCCGTTTCGCGTCCCCGGACTCACCACGCTGTACCAGCCCGTCGCGGTCATATCGATTCCCGATACCGCAATCGGAATCTCGATGTCGTTTACCAGCACCGTAACCGCGCCTTGAATCGGACCCATCCCCAACAGCACTTCCATGTGCGTCAGGTTCCCGTCGTTCCGCGCGAACACGATGGGAGGCTGATACCACGCCGTCCCGTACACCAGCGGAACGAAATCGTTGTACAGCGCGAGATTGTCCACTTCCGGCGATAAATGCGTTCCCTGCTCACCAAAACTCCGCACCAGGATCTGCGGTGGAACAAACTCCATCCCTCCGAATCGCCTGGTCGCGTTGCTCGCTGCATCCGTGTTGAACATCCCCCGAGCCGTACAGTTCGTCCGCGTATAATCGCACGTTGTGAACGCAACCCCCGCGTTCAAGTTCCCTACGCCGCCGGTCTGGTCCGCCGAATATCCGCACCGGTACAAATTCGAATACAGCCCGTTCGCCCCGCCTGTCAGCGCTTCCAGTCTCTGCGCCGCCGTCTCCGGAAACATCCACGGGCAATGCCGTTGAATTCGCACCTCCGGCAGCACGATACGGGAAAGGTTCAGACGGTTGGTGAACGTCACCCGGAATCCGGATTCCGTGATTTCGTCCGCCGTGTTTCCGGTTCCCCGGAAAATCGTCCGCGCTTCGGAAGCCGCCGCGTTCGCCGTCAAATCGTAAAACAGAAAAGTAACCGTGACTTGCGATCCTCGAAATCCCGTCGCCCGCTCGATTTCGGAAAAGTGCGAATCCGCGTTTGCCAGCGTAATCGAGACATCCGCCGATGCCTGCAGCGCGAATGCATTGTGCTTCAGCAGACGCGCTGGATATGCGTTCCCGCCGAACGTTACCGCATGCGTGCTCCATCGCTCCGTCGACCCCGACGCAAGCAGGCAATCGAATAAGAACAACGGCGTCGGCGGCGTTGTTTGCTCTTTAAGGATGTCGATCGTCGCCATGCGCCTAGCTCCCCCCGCTCACAATCCGGATCGTCGCGTCGAACACGTCCGTGCTCTGCGCCCTCGCCGTCAGGCTGTCCGAGGCGAACCGGGCGCTCGCATATACTCCGCCGTTCGTCCCCGTCATTTTGTAATCCGACGGAGCCGGCTGCGCCTCCACCTGCATCCCGAACAGATCCACTGTCGCGCCCGCCGCCAGTTGCGCCCCGAACGTCACGCTGGTCGTGCTTCGCGCTAAATTCACCGGAATCGAAATCCTCTGCCAGTTCGTCGACAACGGGAACGTCTCGGCCGATACCGCCCCCGTTGTCGACGCTGTCAGCGTCACTTGCGATCCGCCAACACTCTTCGCCCATGCGCTCACGCAGTAGCGATAATTCCCCGGGACCGCCAGCGCCTGTGCCACCGCCTCCGCGGCAATTCCCGTATTCACGACCCGCGTCGCCCGACTCGTACCCAGCGGATCGCCGATCCCCGCCGTTAGCGTAATCAGCGCTCCATTGGTCCATGCTCCGGCGCTCAACAGCTCGCTATCGGCGAATAGATTCCCCGCCGGATCCAGCAGCGTGAACGTCTGCCATTGCCCCGCCGCTGCGTCGAACAGAGCCTCGACCGCATTCCACTCCGCCGCCGTTAGCCCTTTCGCCTGGATCTCCCACATCGTCTGCGCCGCGTCCGGATCGCTGTACACCACCGTGCTCCCGTCGCCCAGCGTGTTCACCACCGTCCTCAGCACGCTCTGCCTCGTCACCGGGTACAGCGTCGCTGCGCCCGTCGTCAATTGTGGAAACACCAGCATCCTACCGGTTCTCCTTCACGATCACTTGCGTCGCCCCATTCTGCGGACCTTGAAATTGCAGCGACAGCGTATCGCTCCCGAAGCTGCAATTCGCATACACCGTCCCCGTCCACGGATCCGCGAAGGAAAAGCTTCCCGCGCGTCCGTCTTCGCTCAGGAAGAACTCCCGCAGTTTTTCGAGCTCTCCTTCATCCAGCAAATTCAACCGGATCGTCCACTGCTGAAGCACTCCCGGAAATCCCGGAAACCTCTGCTCGCTGCCATCCACAAATCGATACGCCTGCGTCGAGAATTGCGGCGTTCGGTCCGACGGGTACTGCGCCACCGCTCCCGTTTTCAATGCTGGAAAGCTTGCCACGTTAGACCTCCCGGATCACGTCGTTGAGCACGCTCGATTGCAGCATCGCATGGCGCACCGCCAGTGCAATGTCGTTAC